CCTTTTATTAAATATTTATTTTTTAAAAAACTTTTTTTACCACTAATATTTTTTAATCCTAAAAAACCAGCACAATCAGATTGAGATTCAAAATCTAAAATTTCTCCTGTTATAGTATTTATAATGGATACTTTTTTACATATATTTAAATTTCTACCTCCATTTCCTCCTGTTTTAATATTTAAACAATTTTTATCTTTAATTAATTCAGGAGTTAATATTTCTTCTTCATACTTATAAGCATCAATTTCGTTATCAAACTCTTTTACTATTTCTCTTTTAAAATTTTTATATCCGTATTTTAAAACAGAATCTATTAAAATTGATTTAATACCTTTCTTTTTTAAAGCTACTGCTGTTCCTTGACTACATACACCACATCCTATATATCCGTCAGAAGCTCTTACTTCTCTATGAACTCCTATATAGTATTTTTGATTTACTAAACAAGTCGTTTTATATACAAAAAATCTCATTTACCTTTTAAATATTTATCACTTCCTTTAGACCAAAGATTTTTACAAGCCCAATGCCTAGCGGTTAATTTACTTGTAGCTGTATCACAATTATGTCTCGCCTTAAAATTTTTTCTAGCCTCATCAGAATAATTTGACTTATAACCAGTTGCTCCGTAGTGAATGAGCTTCTCCTGCCCGTTCTCACAAGCCTTGACCATTCTCTTCTTCCCTGCCCTGTCACTCGGTTTAGGAGTGTTGCACTTCATCTTACTTTTTACTCCCATTTCCTCTAGCTCTTTTATCACCTGGCATCGCAGTTCGCGAACCGCGATTTACTGAAGCATTTTGTAATCTTGTTCCTGACTTGGTATGAGCCACATCCTTACCATCTGAAACACTTGACTTCCCGTCTCTATGATTCTCACGGTTTATCTTATTGAGCTCAACACGCTTCTTAACCTCACGGTCCTGCTTGTTGTACTCAGCCTGGTAGGCAAGTCTTTTCTTCCTTGAGTCGGGGTTATCCTTATAAAATTTGGCTGTCCTACCTGGCATTGTTACTTTTTCTTTTTAGCCATCATCATCTTCTCCTTCATCATCGCCATCTTGTCATTCTTCATTCCTTTAGATTTCTCTACAACTACTTTTTTTGTTACTTTTGCTTTCATAATTATTTATTTTTTTTGTTTTTTACTGCATTTAGATAAAGCAATTGCCACAGCCTGCTTCTTAGGTCGTCCAGATTTTATCTCTGTTCTTATGTTTGAGCTTATCGTTTTAGATGAGCACCCTGATTTTAATGGCATAATATTAAATGTTTTATCTTTGCAAAGATAATAATTAAATCAAAATGAAATTAAGAAAGAAAATAATCATTAAGAACTACCAAAGGGTTGAGCCGAAGCACGACTGGCTTAAGTACTGGCGCGTTGTAAGGTATTGGGTGTCAGAATCTTATGGGCTATCCTACCCAGATCTGGAGATGCTCCTATTTTTATACTCCGAGAACCTCTTTTCTGAGCACGACTTCGAGAAGTTTGAGAGAATTATGAGCTGGGATACTCACAGGTTTAAGAGGCTGGTCGAGGGAGACTGGATCGTGCCCTGGCGTGAGAAGAATGGAAACGAGAAGGCGCTATATACGCTGTCATTCAAGGGTAAGAGGCTGATAAACGCTGTATATAAGAAGCTCAGCGGTGAGGAGGGTATCACCACCCATCCAACCAAGAACCCAATCTTTAGAAAGGATGCTGGATACATCGCGCGCGGGTACCGCAAGATGATCCTAGAGATGAACGAGGCTATACAGAAGGCTAAGCAGCATTAAGCTATGTTAGCCGCATTGATGAGGTAAACATATCAAATAACAAAAAACTACTAACCGACCAGGAGACACCCCAATCCAAAATTAGTAGTTTAATGTGTTATTGGGCGATGTTCCTAAACACACACAATATTAAATCGGATTCTTAGTTGTAACCTCTGCAGTGGTGTCCGATAACGCTGTTGCAAATATAGTAAAAATATAATTACGGCAAAAAATATACATAATTGCCAATAATTGGTTTTTATCAACAATAAAAAACCACCTCGATAGAAGTGGTTAGTTGAAAGTTCTTATTTACTTACAAAAAATTAGTAGCCATATACTGGTACGCTGTAAAACAAGCGTTATATGTACGGTCAATGCAAATATAGAAAAAAATATAATACAAAAATTATTTTTTAAAAGAAAATTTTTCTCCTAAAATCTCTAACCTTTGCCCTAAAACTTGTAAATACTCATTCATCAATCTTGATTGCTTGTAAAGCAAGTCCTTGTTTTGTCGGTCTAAATCAACAAAGGATTGTGTACGCATAAAATCATTTAATGCGTTTGTTTTTGTTGCCAACTCTTGTGCTTCAATTAGAAGTCTGTCATAAAATGAATTTTCCATTTTTAATTTATTTTTTAATGTTATATAATTACTTATTATATCACTACGATCACGTCCCTCTCCATTATGACGGTGTAGGTCTTGTCGCCTATCATCATGCTGTAGCCAGCGTTCTTGTCGTAGTAGACGATGTCTCCGTCATTAATTGATTGCACGTCCGTCCCCCTCTTTACTATCTCCGCCTTCTTGTACCTCATCTTCGAGGTGTCCGTCCCAGACATTATCAGACCGATGTCGGACTTGACTTGCTCATCGATCTGGTTGATTATCACATATTTTCCCAATGGTACCATATCTATTGTTGTCTTGTTAAGGTTATAATTGCGTTCGTGCTTAGTATCGTGGTGGCTACACTGACCGCGTTCTTCAGCGCGTTCTTAGTCACCTTCAGCGGATCTATGATCCCCATCCCAAACATATCGCCGTAGCACTCGTTCTTAACGTCGTACCCGTGTCCCTGATCGTTCACGCTTGACATCACCTCGTACCCGTCCTTACCCGCGTTGTCCATTATCTGCAGCAGCGGTGACTGTATCGCCCAGCCAACGATCTGCATCGCGGTGTACTGGTCGTGGCTTATGTGCTCCATATTTTCATCCGCATACTCAATAATATCAGACGCTATATTAAACAGAGCCACACCACCACCTGGCAGTATGCCCTCCTCTAGTGCTGACCTTACCGCACAGACCGCGTCGTCAACCCTGTCGTATCTCTCCTTCTGCTCCACGTCCGAGCCACCTCCAACGTATATAACACCAACACCACCTGTAAGTGACGCTATACGCTCTTTTAAGGCGTCTCTCTCGTTCTTTCTCGTTGAGTTGTTGTGCTGTATCCACATCTGCTCTACGCGCTCTCTAATCGCCTCATTTGAGGTCTCGCTTCGAACTAAGACTGTGCTGTCCCTTCCAACGATCACACGATCAGCCTTACCAAGGTGGTCTATAGTAATTAGACTCAAGTCATCACCAGTCTGCTCGCTGAAGTACTTCGCACCAACCGCAAGCGCGATGTCCTGCATCAGCTCCTGCTGCTTGTACCCAAACTGTGGCGGCTGAATGTTACAGAACTTCAAATTATTATGAGCCACGTTAGCAGCCAGCGTGTTGATCACGTTGCCAGTACACGGTCCAATTATCAATAATTTCTTCTGCCCATTTATGATTGGCTTCAGCACGTTCTCTATAGACAGTATGTTACTTATCTCCTGGTCCGTCACCATAATGTAAACGTCCTCCATTATACACTCCTCCTTCTTCATATCATTCACAAACAGCCTACTCGTGTATCCCCTGTCTATCTTGATACCATTCGTAACCTCACTGTATGTCTTGTCTGTCTGTGAGTTCTCCACCGTAACGATGCCCTCCTTACCGACCTTGTTGTACGCGTCAGCTATAATCGCACCCAGCTCCCTGTCATTGTTAGCAGATATAGACGCAACGTCCTTAAGCGTCTTACCGCTCACCTTCTTGCTCACCTTCTCCAAACTCTTCACAACACCATCCACTACAGTGTTCACATTACGAAGCACCTCCGTAGGGTTGTTCCTCTCAGTAATGAACTCGTTACCCCTTGTGACCATAGCCTCCGTCAGCACAATCGCTGTGGTTGTACCATCACCTGCACTAGTTGCAGTCCTATCAGCAGCCTCCTTCATCATACGCACCGCAAGGTTCTCAACTGGATCCTTTAGGTTGATTGATTTAGCAACCGTGACACCGTCCTTGGTGATAGTTATACCGTTAGTGTGGTTCTGTGATTCAATTAACACCGTCTTACCTCTCGGTCCCAACGTGCTCTTTACCGCCTTGCTGATCGTAGTTATACCATTAACCAGCTTGTCTCTTCCTTCCTTGTCGAATATAAGATCATTCATCGTATTAAAATGTAAATTGAATGTGTATACATAAGATGTAGATGTTCAACTCTGAGTAGTCAAAGTCTTCGTCCTTGGCGAACCAAGATAAACCAAACATAAGATAGTTTGGTGCAATTGTAATTTCCATATAAAATAAAATTAGATTATTATGATGCAAATATATACAAAATAAGTATACGGATTTAATCCTATTTAAAATAGTCTTATGTCAGAAATGACGTTTTACTTCTCCCTATTCTCTTATATATATATTTTATATATATTTTATTTTTTTTTCTGTAGAAAATAGGAAAAAAATCAGAATACTAACATAGAAGGTAAAAAACCCAGTAAAATCAAGGGATACAGAGATGACGTCTTAAAAAAAAATCGTCAGGAGACGTCATTTTTAGGTAAAAAACGTCGTACGTCAATGATAGCAAGGGATGAGCTAAAAAAATATGTTAGAAATGTGGGGTATTTGGGTTATATATAGGATTTGCGTGACGATTCGCTA